GGTTTTCGTCATCCTGATGTGAATGCTGCCGTTGGTGGTTCCCGTACCAGTGACCATTGTAAAGGTATGGCTGCGGACATTGAAATACCAGGTGTTGCGAATGCTGAACTTGCCGCATACATTGAACAGTATTTTGATTTCACGCAATTGATTTTGGAATTCTACACCCCAGGTGTTCCTGATTCTGGTTGGGTGCATGTTTCGTATGACCCAAACAATTTGAAAAAACAAGTTCTTACTGCGATGAAAGAAAATGGCAAAACTGTCTATAAGCCTGGTTTAATTGCTTGACATTATAGTTAAAAGTGTTATGATGGGGCTCGTGCTATTTGGCATGAGCCTTCTTTTAATTCCTATGATAGGCATTATTATTGGGGTTTTATTTTAACGGAGTTATTATGTTAGTTACACCTGATGAAATGATAGGTAAACCAGTAGGTTTCACCTGTTCAACTTTTGACCTCTTACACGCAGGCCACATTCTAATGCTTGCCGAAGCAAAACAAGTCTGCGATTATTTGATTGTTGGTCTTCAAACAGACCCGACAATTGATAGACCAGAAATCAAAAATAAACCAGTCCAATCAGTAGTTGAAAGATTCGTTCAACTTTCTGCCGTTAAGTTTGTCGACCAAATCATCGTATATCAAACTGAAAAAGACTTAGAAGACATGTTGATGTTCTTGCCAATTACAGTTCGTTTTATTGGTGAAGAATATGAAGGTAAAGATTTTACTGGTAAAGAAATTTGTGAAGACCGTGGTATCAAAATTTGGTACAATTCTCGCAAACATCGATTTAGTTCATCTGAATTAAGAAAACGCACCCACGAAGCAGAAATTAACAAGAGGGTTTAATTATGACCAAAGTGTTTACTGATGTTCAAGTCTTTATGTCCGCTGCAGGTCAAACTACAACAGAAAATAATCCTGACCAGGCAAAATTATATCACAGATTAATCAACGAAGAATTTCAAGAATTCTGTGATGCACGATTAGCTAATGATGATGTTGAAACAATTGATGCCTGTTTTGATATGATGTGGGTCATTGTTGGCTACATGTTATCAAGAGGTTGGGATTGTGAAAAAATTTGGGATGAAGGTGCATTAAGTAACCTCAAAAAGATTGACAAAGACACCAAAAGAGTTTTGAAAAGAGAAGATGGTAAAGTTTTAAAACCAGAAGGTTGGCAACCACCAGACTTTAGTAAGTTCGTATGATGAATGATGTAGATGTTTGGGAGTTTATTGAACCAGACGATTTGTGGATTTATGACAAGTTAATTCTCGCAAGAAAATTTGGTTATCGTTGTGGTCCTGCTGGCACATCACCAAGAAGTCCGGGTGAATATATTGTAAGACCTTGTGTCAATTTTATGATGATGGGTCATGGTGCCAAAGTAGAAAAGATTCTGCAATATAGAAATGGCTTTGATACACCTCCAGGTTACTTTTGGTGTGAAAGATTTTATGGCAGACATTTATCATTTGACTTTCATCATGGCAAACAAGTACTTGCTGTTGAAGGTTTCAGGGAAGACCCAAATCGGTTAGATAGATTTTCAAAATGGCAAAAGTGCGAAGATGTGTTGACACTTCCAAATTTTCTTGTTACAATAACGAAGAAGTATGAATGGTTGAATGTCGAATGTATCGGTGACAAAATCATTGAAGTGCATTTGAGATACAACGATGACTTTAAGGGCCACTCTGCAAAAACTATTATTCCAATTTGGAAAGATAATTTTTACAGAAGTGAATGTGGTGATAGAATAGGTTTTATTTTAAAGGATAGTAAATGAGTTTTCGTGAATTGGCAAAAAAATTAGCAGTAGAATTTAAACTTCCACGAGCCGAAAAGTATGACTTGGCTTATCGTGAGTTTGATGACATGGTAGAAGTTATTGGTTGGATGCAAGACCCAACATATAACATGAATGACTTCCAAGGTCGTGAAATGCTTTTCCCAAAACGATGGGTTACGATTGGTGTCCTTCCTGCGGAGACAGAAGTAAATGTATAAAGTAATTTATTTGGTGTATGATTCTCCAATTGTACACACAGAGAAATTTGAATCTTTTAAAGAGGCTGCACAATTTGGTCTCTCTCAACCAGAAAACATGATTATAGAAATAAATTATTATGACGATAAAACTAATAACCCTGAAGACTAATCACACTCTCATAGGAGATGTTGATTGCGTAAGTGATACAGAAATTACTTTAAAAGAACCGGTGCAAGTTGTAATGCAACCAACTAAAGAAGGACCGATGATGGCATTCTCGCCATTTTTAGATTATTGTGATGAATTCAAAACTGGAATTAAATTATCAATGACAGATGTTCTTTGCATAACCACACCAGTTCGTGAGTTGGAAAATCAATACAATTCAGTCTTCGGTAGTGGTATTACAATTGCCTCTTCTATTCCAAAAATCTGATATAATATATGAATGTCTAATTACTACACAAATGTAACAGTTTTAGGGAACAATATTTTGTTCCGTGGTATTAAAAACGGTCGGCGCCAGAAGATGAAAATTCAATATGCGCCGACTTTGTTTTTGCCAACAAATAAACCTACCGAATGGCGTGGCCTCTATGGTGAGATTCTTGAGCCCAAAAAATTTGAAACGATTCGTGATGCCAGAGAATTCATAAAAAAATATTCCGAAGTAGAAAATTTCAAAATACACGGCAACTCCAATTTTGAATATGCTTTCATTGCCGACACACAAAAATCTATGATTGATTGGCAAATGAATGATATCAACATTGCAATCATAGACATTGAGGTTGGTTCTGAAAATGGTTTTCCTGATCCAAAAGATGCCAATGAACCAATTACTGCAATTGCTGTACGCAGACTAAATGGTGGGACTAAAGTTTATGGTTGCGGAGAATATGTAAACACGATTGAGAATGTTGAATATTTCAAATGCCGTGACGAATATTCTTTGTGTAAACAATTTCTGACTGACTGGCAAGAAAATTGTCCAGACATCGTTTCTGGTTGGAATGTTCAGTTGTTTGATATTCCATATCTACACAATCGATTTATGAAAATACTTGGTGAAGATTTGACCAAGAAACTCTCTCCTTGGGATTTCATTCATACAAAAGAAAAACTAATCAAAGGTAAAACTCACACAGTTTTTTCAATCACTGGTGTTGCAGTTCTAGATTACATTGATTTGTTCCGTTGGTATGCTCCAAATGGCAAATCGCAAGAATCATACAAACTGAATAATATTGCCAATGTTGAACTTGGCGAGAGTAAAATTTCATATGATGAATATGACAATCTTCACCAGTTATACAAATTGAATTATCAAAAGTTTATTGAATATAACATTAAAGATGTGGAACTCATTGTCAAATTAGAAGAAAAGTTGAAACTTTTAGAATTGGCTCTCACTCTTGCCTATGATACAAAGACAAATTATGAAGATGTATTTGCCCAAACAAGAATGTGGGATTCTCTCATCTATTCATACTTGCTTGAAAAGAAAGTTGTTGTACCACCAAAAGTAATTAAAAGTAAAAGTGAGGCATTTGAAGGTGCATATGTTAAAGAACCACAAGTTGGTAAACATGATTGGGTTGCATCATTTGACTTGAACAGTCTATATCCACACCTTCTGATGCAATACAATCTTTCTCCAGAAACACTCATTGAGCCTCCTGATTATACACCAGAGATGCGTGATATAATTTCAGAGGGTGTTTCTGTAGATAAGTTGTTGACGAAACAAGTAGACACAACCAAATTAAAAAATGTAACACTCACACCAAATGGTCAATTCTTCCGTACAGATGTTCGTGGTTTTATTCCACAAATGATGGAAGAAATGTATGAAGACCGAAAGAAGTTTAAGAAATTAATGATTGAGGCTGAAAAGAAGTATCAAGTCGAAAATGATCCAATAAAAAAGAATGAACTTGAAAACACTATCGCAAGATACAACAATCTTCAACTTGCGAAAAAAGTAGGCCTGAACAGTGCCTACGGTGCCATGGGTTCGCAATATTTTAGATTTTATGATTTAAGACTTGCTCTTGCTGTTACTTTGGCAGGCCAACTATCTATTCGTTGGATTGAAAGTAAATTAAATGATTATCTCAATAAGCTTTTAAAGACGGACATTGATTATGTTATTGCATCAGATACAGATTCGATTTATCTCAAACTTGAACCATTGGTACAATCTGTCTTTTCGAAAGAGACAAGAGTTGATAAAGTTATCGCCTTCATGGACAAAGTATGTGAAGATAAAATTCAACCATATATTGATAAGAGTTATCAGGAACTTGCTGACTATATCAATGCGTATGAACAGAAAATGCAGATGAAGAGAGAAGCCTTGGCAGATAAAGGTATTTGGACTGCCAAGAAACGATACATTCTAAATGTATACAATAACGAAGGTGTTGCCTATAAAGAACCAAAACTTAAAGTGATGGGTCTTGAAATGGTAAAATCATCTACTCCAGCTGCCATTCGTGAAAAGATGAAAGACATAATTCACATTATGATGACTGGCACAGAAAATGATGTGCATGATTTTGTTCGTGATTTTCGTGAAGAGTTTAAGAAATTGCCCGCTGAAGAAATTTCTTTCCCTAGAGGCTTAAATGGATTGAACACTTATTCCGATTCTGTTACATTGTACAAGAAAGGCACACCAATTCATGTGAAAGGTGCTATTCTCTACAATCATTTTCTTCACAAAATGAATTTGACAAATAAATATCCTCTCATACAAGAAGGTGAAAAAATTAAATTCACATATCTAAAAATGCCAAATCATTTCAAAGATATGGTCATTTCTTATCCAGGAAGAATCCCCAAAGAATTTAATTTGCAAGATTATATTGATTATGATACTCAATTCGAAAAGTCATTCATTGAACCAGTCAAAGTTATTCTCGACTGTATGAATTGGCAAATCGAAAAAACATCTTCAATTGAAAGTTTCTTTGCATGACACAAGTATTTTTGCCATTCATCACAGCGATTGCTTTGTCGGCAATTGCCGCATTCTATTCTGTGATTGGTCTTGCACAAATATTTCCTGGTTCTTTTTGGCCAATTGTTATCATGGGAACAGTATTAGAAATTGCAAAGTTGGTAACAGTTTCTTGGTTATATAACAATTGGAGTGTTACTGTTCGTGCAATGCGTTATTATTTTCTCGTTGCAATTATTTTTCTAATGCTCATTACCTCAATGGGCATCTTTGGTTTTCTTTCACGGGCCCACATTGAATCTAATATCGTAGTTGGTGCAAACTCTGTTCAATTGAGAACGATTGAAACACAAGAAAGAATTGCAAAAGAAAGATTAGATTATCTGTTGAAAAGAGCGGGTGATGACCCTGATAAGATTGCAAGACGAACTGACAATGCAATTCAGGAAACACAGGCAGAGTTGAGAAGATTATCTGAGCAGAAGTTGCCATTGTTAAAAGAAGAGAATAAACTTGCGGCAGAGATAGGACCAATCAAATACATTGCCGAAGCATTGTATGGCAGAGAAGACCCTGACTTCATAGATAAAGCAGTAAGAACTGTTATTATCGTCATCATCATTGTGTTTGACCCACTTGCGATTCTTCTGTTGATTGCTGCAAATCAATCCTATAAAGCAACAAAACAAAAAGAACCAGTTCTAATGAAAAAGGCAAAGGTGAAAAAAACAATTGACAAATCACCCACTCCTAGTTTAGAATCATTCTTTGATGATAATATTGAACACATACCTAAACACAAGATTACCAAAATTGATGGAGATATAAAATGAGTTTACTCGACAAACTGAAAAAGAATACAACAATTAAAGATAGTTCTATTCTTGCTAAATCAAAATTCTTTAATGAGAAAGATGTAATTCCAACCGATGTGCCAATGATTAATGTGGCACTCTCTGGTTCACTTGATGGTGGTCTTGTGCCTGGTCTTACAATGCTTGCGGGCCCATCGAAACACTTTAAGACTGCATTTGCATTATTGATGGCATCTGCATACAC